CACGCTGCCGACATTGGTGTTGATGGTGCCCAGGCTGGTCGCCACGCCGGCGGAGGTGACGCTGTAAAGAGTATTACCGGCCACCGTATACAATACGCCGCCCATGACGAGTTGCCCGCGCACCGCCCCGACCAGCCCGCCAGAGCCGAATGCCTTGATGCCGGGCGCGTTGTACAGGACAAGCTCATCCTTCGCGTCCTTCGGCGCCGACTCGGCGAAGTAATTCACGCAGCGCTGCGCACTGAGCGGCTTCGCCCTGGCGGTGTATGCGTTGACTGCAAACTGTAACTTCATTATTCAGGGTCCAGGTTAACGCCGAAATACGTGCTCTCCTCCTCGGTGTCGAAGCCGAGTACGAGGTCGAGCTTGTCTTTCGCCTGCGCGTGAATACGGTCACCCACATCTACCGGCACCCCGAAGTCGAAACGCATTTCGTCGGCCAGTAGCCACGCGATTGGATTAGTCCACTCCTGCGGATAGTCAGCCGTGTTTGACGCGGCGTCCATGTCCTCGATGGGCATGTCAACGTCGCACAGAAGGCGGCTGCTCGCGTCGTCTGGCGTCAGCCAGATGTGAAGCTTGCCAGTAGTTAACTGCGGATCGTAATACACAGCAGACGGCGTGCCGGTGGAGAACTTGTTGGTCGTGTCGAAGTATTCGTCTCGAGACCACACGAGAAGGGGCGTGTCGAAGTTGGCGGAATTGCGGAGACGCGCCGTACGCAGCCGCAACGGGCGAACGAGGCGTGTCGTGTATACATAGACATGCGTGTCGGTAGACGCCGCCGACGCCAGCCCCGACGCCAGCGTGACTGTCGTGCCGGACGGCGAGCCCGACACAGTCGTCCAGTGCGTCGTGCCGTCGTCCAACACGACGCCGATATTGTCAGACGCCGAGATGCTGGTAATGCTGTCCACGGTCATCGCCGTAGCCGCTGCCGCCGCGTCTGCGGCCAGCTCAGTCTTGACGACGGTTTCGGAGGCGTGATCCCCGCTGCCGTACAGGCTGTACTCAGTTTGACTGGGCTCCAGGAAGATCGTCGCCTCCTTGATCTTCCACAGCCGAAAGCCGGTCGCCATCCACGCCTTGACTAGACCTTGCAGTGCCTCGACGGCGTCGGCTTGATCGGACGCGGAGGGGCTCTCGCCGCCCTCTATTACGCCGAGGATGCGCAGCGCCCGCTTGATGATGTCGTCGCGGGAGGGATTGTAATCTGTCGAACCTGAAGTTGCCATAACTTCCCTCTAAAAAGGTGGAACAGTGGCTGACTGAGATACACCAGAATTCGTCCAGTCATTACCGTTGCCGCTGCTATCCTCGCCGAGATCGCCGGAGTTAGCAAGTGATTCATTCGCCAGCGTGTACCAGTTGTGATCGATGTTCTCCGCGTTCAGCGAGTCCTTCAATTGAAGGCATGAACTAAAATGCGCCTCTGTAACCATCCCGCCGTAACACGGGGTGCAAAAAAGAATGCTCAACCCGCTGGACCCCATGACGCGACAGCCATAGGTGAAGTAGCGGCGGATGCACTAAGCGTGGCGGAAACTGTCAAGCCGGTCTGTATGGACGCAAAGGCATCGCTGCCAGCACTGTTATAAAGGTTGTCGTTGGCAACATCGCCGTCCTCTGTGACGCCGGCCCAGGTATTCGTGCGGTTGCTACTATTACAAACACCGCCAATAATGATTCCACCCGCGGGGCAATCAATGGTGATCGACATTGGCGAAGGCTGACCGGCCCCGTCTGTATCGTGAGCCGCTCCAATACCATAAGCCGCGAAAGTCCATGCGGCATTATATAACTGCGACCCGCTCCATGTGGTTACAATGTCGGCTGTGGTGCCAGTGGTTAAAGCATACGCCCATATTTCCGTTGTGCGAATGCCGTCTTGCTGTCGCTTAACCAAAGACGCAGAGTTGCCGCCAATCGTGAGCGATGATACTGTTCGGGTGTTTGCACCACCACAGGCGATGACGATAACCGTCCTGTCAGCCGCCGCCGTACCAATGGCCATCCCCGATTCAGTGAATACGGTTTGCGAGGCGTTGGTAAAGGATTGCCCCTCTTGGCTAACGGTAGCGGGTGCGCCACCAGCGGCAGGGCCAGCGCCGAACCCGGCAAGCGATTGCACTTGAAGCATCAGATATTAGCCTCTCCGCGCAACCGGCGGCGGGCGTTAACCTTCGCCCAAACTGGAGCGGGGAACGTGCCACGGTTTAGCGGCTGACCAGACGCGATGGCAACCATCACGTCTTCGACAATCCGGGTCAGTGTTTCGTCCAAAGCTGCTATTTTTTCAGTTGTGCGGGCCACCACCTCTTGCGGCGTAAGAGCGCGAACTGATCGTGACCGCACAACACTGTCGGCGCCCACCGTTTCAACGGGCGCTTCCATTTTTTGAGTGTCTTCGTCAAAGACCGGATCAGGGTCAACCGTGTAGGCCAACCACCTAAAAGGCTTGCCAGTAAAAACCGGCGGCTCGCCCGTGCGGAATTCCTGGGCCGCATCAACCCGCTTCAAAATAACGTCGGTGCCGTCCTCGACTAGCGCATGGGTAATCATCAGGCATCGTTCCCTGTATCAGTTGTGTAATGTATCTTGATCCCGTGGAGTCTGGCGTCCTCTGCAAGAGTGTCGCCGCTCACATCACGGGAAACCTCGAAAATCACATAATCTTCCGCCGTGGGCGTGCTGCCAATCGTAACCTCGACTTCCGCCGATATCATCAAATCATCAGCCGTTGTGCTGTTCGTGTCAGCCGCCGGGGAGGTCGGCGCCGGGAAAGCCGTGGTCAAAACTTCATCATCACCCAGCGAAGTCCCTGCAATAGCCCACAGAACCGTGTTGGCTGTCGTGCCAGTGGCCGACCAAACAAATTGAACAAACACCGTCCCGCCGTCCCACGACTTCGGCATCTGAACCCCGAAATACGCAAAATCGTCCGCGTCCGTCGCAAAATCCATCGTCCGCGCCGCAAAAAGCGAAGTGCCGATTTCAACCGCGTTCGACGTAGCCGGTGCCGTAGTCACAGCCGCTTCCATCGCACCAGCCGGAACCCAAATCGTATGCTGGCCCGTCAAGCCGACAACAACACCCTCAACCGCCAAAACACCAGCCGCCGAGCGCGTCAAGGTCGTGTCAGAAGCATGGCCCAACTCAATGCCAGTTAATTGCGGACTGTCGCCCGTGCCGACGCCCATCGAGGTCCGGGCGGTCGCGCCGCTTTCATAGGCGAACGCACCAGTCCCCGTGGCAACAATGAACTCGCCGTCCGACGCTGCCGCGCCGAGCGTGTTGAAGTCGTCGAGGATGGCGCCGAACGCCTGCACGTCCGATCCGATGGCGACGCCGAGATTAGTTCGTGACGTGCCCGCGTTGGCGACGTCGGAGAGATTGTTGGTAGAGACCAGATCACCGGCGCCGCTCGTAGGCGTCACCGTGTTCCAGTTGGTAACCCCGACCATTACATATTCCCGTTCCGCGCCTGCGGCGAGAGTATTACTGTCTACGGCGTCAACGGACCCGCCGTCGATGCTGTCTGACGTAGCCGGCCAAATCTGGATTGTCTGCGCGGCGTCTGCGTTGATAACCAGGACGCGCCCGCCGTTCACTCCGGTCGGCAACTTCACGCCGTCGCCGTTCGTCCCTGAGACGGTGACGCGGTTCACCTGGGTCGTGAGCGCCGTCGCCCCCGCCTGCGTCTGCGTCGAGCCTGCCGTGATGCTGTCGGTGACGCTGCTGTAGACGAAGCCGGTCGCTGTAAAGTTGACATGTGTGATGCTGTCAGTCGTCGCAAGTGCCTGATCGGACGCGCCCAGATAAATCCACTGCGCGGCGCTAATGGTCGTCGTGCCGATATTTTCAAGCTGATCGACTTCGGCAGTCGTCAGGTCTTCGATGCCGTTTGCCTGGAGCGAGGTGATCTCGCTGGCGGCAGTAGTGAATTGATCGCGCACGCTCTGCGTCGTTGGCGAGCCGGCTATCGGTTTTGATGTGTCAATTGCTGAAGCCATTAACTAACGTCCCATATTGATGTTGCCGCGTCCCACACAGACGTACCGCTGTCCCAAATTGAAGCGGTGCCGCTGTCGGTGCCTCTCTGATCCAGATCATCGGCCTGCACTTGATTGACCGACAAAAAGCCGTCGGTGGCCTCGACACGCGGGTCTGGCGCCGCCTGCCTGTCGGGCCTCGACCGCAGGAAGTCCATTTGATGGCGGGGCTCGAAGCTCTCCTTGCGGACAATCTGGTTATTCCACTCCTTGCGCGCCTGGGAGCGCTTGATCTTGTAACCGGTGCGCTCGCAGATAATGTTGGCGTCGCCTGGAATATATCTGGTCTCGTAACTCATAAAAAGCTCCGCGCTCTTTGTTTACGGATAATGCCTGTATCCCATCGCCCGCACGGTCATGTCTGTCAGGCCGGTACCGCCAAGGTCGTCGTTCACGGTTGAGATTATTTTGTCATTGGTTTCCCCTGCCGATACGCAACCCGCCGGGAACCAGGGCCGCAATGTCCATGCGGGGGTCGCGTGTTACAGCGCCGTAGTGAGACGAAAGCGCCTGTAGGTTAACCGGCGCCTGCGCCGCCAGCGTCTCCGGATCGGCGAGAATTACTTCTTGCCGATTTGTGTCGGCGTCGAAGGCGCCGCCTGGGTCTTTGCGGGTAATCCCCATTACGACAACACTTTCTGCATGGCCTTCATTCGTTTGTTGACTTCGGCCTCCTTGGTCTTGGCGTCCGCCAAAATCTTCTCGGCGGCCTTCTTGTCCCGCTCCGCCTTCTTGACCGCCGCGCCGATGCCCTTATCGAACTCCGTTTTCTCCTCGTCGAAGGCGCCCTGCTTAACTTTCAAGTCTTTCAAGCCTCGCTGGATCGACGCCTCCCGCGCAGCCATATCGGCGTTGATGCCCTCGATCCGAGCCTCACGCTTCTCAATGGCTCCACGCTTCTTGTCTAGCTCCTTGTCCTCGACGCCCAGAGCTACCCGGTCCTGCTGGATGCTCTCGCGCTGCTCTGCGTTGGCTACCTCCAGTGCGCGCACCGCTTTATTCGCCTTGCGTGACGCCGTGTTGAACTCTGCGAGTACAGCCTTGAGCCTGGGGGGACTCTTAAGTAAATCCATAAGCTCGGCGAGGAGGAGGCTCGTCTCGGTCTCGACTTCAATCTTTGAAATACCCATGTTACGTTCCACTTCCAACCTGAGCGATATGCAGGATCGCGCTGCCCGACGTGTGGGCGGTAAAGGCGAGGCGGCACGCTCGCGGGGGATTGGTGTAGTTGTCGTCAATGTCGGCGGTCTTCCCCGTAATGGTGCTGTGAGTGAACACCGTCTCATCCCCCTCGGTGTAGCCTGCGGCAGTCACGTCATGCCAAGTGTGCTGCACGGCAAATGTC